AGCGCGGCGGCGGCCGCTGCCCAGGCGCGTGATCTGCCCGCATTAGAGGCGACGGCGCACGCCCAGGACGGCGCGGCGGATGCGCCGGACATCGACGTGGCGGGCCCGATGGCCGAGCAGATGGAGGTCGAGACGGAGCCCGCCTGGCGGGCGATTATGACCGAGGTGCAGCGGATCGTCGACGGGGCCGGCAGCCTGCCAGAGTTACGCGATGCGTTGCTGGCTGCCTACGGCGACCTGCCGGGGGATGAGCTGGCACAGGTGATGGCGCTGGGTTTTGCCGCCGCTGAGCTGGCGGGACGCTATGTGGTGCGGGAGGAGAGCACGCATGGACGTGATTGATCAGGCGCAAAAACAGATCGAGCAGGCACTGGAGCGCGCGCTGAAGCAGCGGCGCGCCGAGCCTGAGGCGGTGTTCACCGGGCGCTGCCTGTGGTGTGATGATCCGGTGCCAGCGCCCCGGCGCTGGTGCTGCGCGAAGTGCCGCGATGACTGGGAGGTTTTCCATGGCCTCCGGCGCTGAGTTGGCCGCTGTCTTCAAAAAGCCGTTCGCCGAGCAGGTCGCCTTCTTTCGCGGCAAGCTGGGTGACCTGGTGCCCACCGCGAAGTGGGACGATCTCTGGAAAGAACAGCACGACCGCGCCTTTATGGTGGCGGGCGCGGCCAAGGCCGATCTGCTGGCCGATCTGGCCGAGGCGGTGGATAAGGCCATTGCCGAGGGCGAGACGCTGAATCAGTTTCGCCAGCGCTTTGGCGAGATCGTCACCCGGCGCGGCTGGCATGGCTGGACCGGTGAGGAATCGAAAGCCGGGCGCGCCTGGCGTACCCGCATCATCTACCAGACCAACCTCTCTACCAGCTACGCCGCCGGGCGGCTGGCGCAACTGCGCGAGGCCGGGTTCAAGTACTGGGTGTATAAGCACTCCGGCGCCGAGCATCCGCGCCTGCAACACAAAGCCTGGCACGGCCTGACATTGCCCGCCGATCACCCCTTCTGGCAGGCGCATTACCCGCCCAATGGCTGGGGCTGCGGCTGTCGGGTGGTGGGGGCCAACGGCCCCGAGGGGGCGAGGCTGCTGGGCGGTGATCCGGGCTACAACGCCCCGCCGGCCGGATGGGACGCCATCGACCCCAAGACCGGTGAGCCGCCGGGGATTGGCAAGGGCTGGGGCTATATGCCGGGGGCGACGGTGGCCGATACGGTGCGGGCGCTCAGGGACAAACTGGACAAGCTACCGCCGCAGCCGTCGGTGGCGATGATGCAGACGTGGCTGAAGGCCGGGGCGTTCGCGCGCTGGTTCGATAACCCCAAGGGCAACTGGCCCCTGGCCCGACTGGCGCAGGATGACGCCCAGCGCATCGGGGCGCGGACTACGGTAGCCGACTTGTCGCCGGAGACTGCCGCCAAGCAGAAGCGCGAGCATCCTGAGTTGACCCCGGCGGAATACGCTCACGCCCAGCGCGTGATCAGCGAGGCGGGAATCAAGGTTAAAGAGGGTTCGAGACACCTGATTTACATTCTGGACCAGACGGCCGGCGAGGGCGGTGGCTACGTGCTGGTGGTCAAGGCGACGCGGACCGGCAACGGGCTGTTTGTCACCAGCTACCGGCGGTTGCACCGCGATCAGGCGTTGAAGGACAGGGAGATCGCGCGTCTGCTCAAAAAAGGAAGGTGAGGCCGGCGCCTGGTCGGCCTCGTGGGTGCTGCGTGGCGGACTCCCACACCCCGCCACGAGGGGTCGGCGCCCCCGCCTGGTCAATGTCCCAGGCCACCTTCGGAAGCCAGGCACTTCCTCAGCATCTGCCGGGAGATTTTGCCGCAGCGCCTTAGCTGTATTGTAGCCCATCTGAGGCAGGAGGGGGATATGATCAAAATCGAGATCGACGATAAAGCCGTGCGCCGGGCGCTCGATGACCTTTCGCGCCGCCTGGACGATATGACCCCTGCCATGCACGCCATCGGCCAGGCGCTGGCGGAGGGCAGCCGTGAGCGTATCCTGGCCGGGCGCGACTGGACCGGTGCCGCCTTTGCGCCTAACAGCGCGGCCACGCTGGCCAAAAAGCGGGGCAGCAAGCCGCTGATTGACTCCAAGAGCCTGGTGCGTTACCGCCTGCACTACGCAGCCGGGCGCGATGCGGTGGCGGTGGGCAGCTCGGCGGTGCAGTCGGCGCTGCTGCAATTCGGCGCAAAGCGTGGTCAGTTCGGAGGTGGTCGGCGTAAGCTGCCCTGGGGCGATATACCGGCGCGGCGCTATCTGCCGGTGACGGCGGACGGCAGGCTGGACGAGGCGGCCCGCTCGCTGATTCTCGATACCTTGCGCGCCCATCTGGATGATATTTGAAATCAAAACACTCTGAGCGCTTCTGGGGCTTTTTACGGCCAACCCGCTACCTAGGTATAGGTGCGTCATATTTCGCGCCTTCTGCGGCCTCTTAACCCGTTTACAGCGTTTTACAGCGCGGCAGCATTTGCGCCGTTTTCATTTTGAGGCGCGAAGCACTCTAAACAGCGGTTAATCGCAGCCGCCGCCGGGCTGGCTGATGATGGCCGCATGAAGACGAATATCCCCGTTTCCAGTGCTGACCATCCGACCCGCGCCCTGCGCGCCAGTCACGTGCTGTCCATTCCCCTGTCCGATGCGTCCGATGCATCGGAGACTACCCCGCCGGAGTGGGTCGAGCTGATTCCGGCGGGGGCTTTTTCCGGGCGGGACGGGCGCGGGCCCTATGAGCTGAACATCGGCGCGGTGCTGGCCGCCTTTGAGCGCGGCGGCATCGATCTGCCGATCGACTACGACCACCAGTCGCTGGAGGCTGACGCCAAGGCCGGCCCGGTGCCCGCCGCCGGCTGGATCAAGGCGATCGAAGCCAGGGATGGCGCCCTCTGGGGGCGCGTGCAGTGGACGCCGCGCGCCGCCGAGCTGATCGCGCAAAAGGAGTATCGCTACCTGTCGCCGGTGTTCCGTCACGACAAGCAAGGCCGCGTGCTCGCGCTGGAGGGCGCGGGGCTCACGCACTACCCCAACCTCTACCTGTCCCCTGTTGCTCACACACAAGGAGCTGCTGCTATGAACCTCAAACCCATTGCCGAGGCGCTGGGGGTGGAGGGCGAGGCCGATGTGGCCAGCCTGACCGCCCATGCCGCGCGCCTGAAAGAAGCCGCCACCCGCCAGCCTGACCCTGCCCAGTGGGTGCCCATGAGTCAGCACAGGGCGGTGGCCGAGGAGCTGGCTGCGTTGCAGAAGCAGATCGCCGAAGAGAAGGCCGAGGCTGCCGTCACCGCCGCCATGAGCGCGGGCAAGCTGGCCCCGGCCATGAAGGAGTGGGCGCTGTCCTACGCGCAAAAGGATGCCGAGAGTTTTGCCAAGTGGTGCGAGGCCGCCCCCGTGATCGTGCCCCAGGGTGAGTCGTCCGCGCATCGCGTCGCCTCGAATGCGGACAAAGAGGCTGCGCTCACCGAGGAGGACCGCATCGCCTGCGCCCTGCTGGGCATGAGCGAGACGGAGTTCGCCGCCCACAAGAAGGCGCTTGCCCATGACGCCGGCTGAGCTGCGCGCGCGCATTCTGGCGCGGCTTTACGCCATCCGTGCGCGTGACTGCGAGAGTGGTCGCGGCGACGGCTGGATCAACCGTGCGGAGCTCGTCGATGAGTTCGGCACACAAGCTGAGTTCGCGCTGTCCGTGCTCGATGAGATCGGGCATGTGGCATCGCGTAAGTATCAGGTCCGCATCTCCGGGCATGGCTGCATCGCCCACGAATCCCAAGAAAAGGAGTAACCCATGGCCATTATCACTCCGGCATTGATTACCAGCCTGCGCACCGGCTTTTCCAAGGCGTTCCAGGATGCGCTGGCCGACACCCCGACCGACTGGGAGAAGGTCGCCACCCGGGTGCCCTCTTCCAACGCCAGCAACACCTACGCCTGGCTCAACCAGTTCCCCAAACTGCGGGAATGGGTGGGCGACCGGGTGGTCAAGGACATGGCCGCCAGCGGCTACCAGGTGGCCAACAAGCTCTATGAGGGCACGGTGGGCGTCAAGCGCACCGATATCGAGGATGATAACGTGGGCGTCTATACGCCGCTGTTCGCCGAGATGGGGCGCGCGGCCAAGAGCCACGCCGACGAGCTGGTGTTCGCCCTGCTGGCCGCCGGCGAATCGACGACCTGCTATGACGGCCAGAACTTTTTCGACATCGACCACCCGATCTATCCCAACGTGGACGGTACCGGCACCCCGACACTGGTCTCCAACTATGCCGACGGTGGCGCAAGCCCTGGCCCGGCCTGGTATCTGCTGGACTGCTCCCGCGCGTTGAAGCCTCTGATCTTCCAGGAGCGCACCCGGCCTGAGCTGGAGGCGATGACCGCCAGCAACGACGAAGGGGTGTTCGTGCGCGACGAGTACCGCTACGGCATCCGCTACCGCTGCAACGCAGGCTTCGGCTTCTGGCAGCTGGCCTACAAGTCCAAGGCCGAGCTCGATGCCGCCAACTTCAACGCCGCCATGGCTGCGATGATGGGCATCACCGCTGACGGTGGCCGGCCGATGGGGGTCAAACCGACCCATCTGGTGGTGCCGCCCAGCCTGCGTGCCGCCGCCCTTTCGCTGATCGAGGCGCAGACCATCAACAACGGCGAGAGCAACCCCAACTACAAAGCGGTCGAGGTGATCGTTTCGCCCTGGGTGATCTGACAGGAGGCGCGTGATGACCAGAGCAACCCGCACGAAACCCGCTGACGCCGCGCCGATGCGCGAGCGTCTGGTGGTGCGCACCTCGGCCGCATTCACGGCTGAGCGCCGCTACCGCGCGGGCCTCGGCCCCTTCACCCGCGAAGCGCAGGTGGTGGAGGTGACGCCTGAGCAGGCCGAGGCGCTCAGGGATGACCCCATGCTGTCGGTGGCCGAGGCAGAGGAGTAAGGCATGGCGTATCTGACGCCAGCGGAGCTGGCCAGCCGCTACGGGCAGGACCGGTTGATTGATCTGACCGACCGCGACGGCGAGGGTCTGGCGGATGATCCGATGATCAATCAGGCGCTGGCCGACGCCAGCGCCGAGATCGACGGCTATCTCGCCGCGCGCTATGCGCTGCCGCTGCCGACGGCACCGGCGATCCTGGCGCGCATTGCGGGCGACATCGCCATCTACCGGCTGCTGTCTTTGCGTCGAATGGGCGACATCGAGGATGCGCGCCGCCGGTATGAGGATGCAAGGAAGCTCCTTGAGGCGATCAGTCGCGGCACGGTGTCGCTCGGCCTGCCTGCCACGCTCCCGCCCGAGCAGCAGCCCGGGCTTTCGCTGGCGGCCGCCAAGAGCGGGCCCTCTCCGGTGTTCGGGGCGGATGAGATGGAGGGCTTCTGATGATCCTCGCCATCGAGCGCGCCATGGTCGAGCGACTCAAGGCTGCGCTTTCGCCCTTGCCGGTGGAGGCGCTGCCCAGTCGCGGCTACCGCTTTACCCACGCCAAGGGCGCGGCGGTAGTGGCGGCGGCGGAGGTGGCCGCCGGGGGCGTGGAGGATACCGGCGCATCCGCCCAGACCGCCACGGCCAGCTTCGAGGTGGTGCTCTTTGCACGCTCTCTGCGCGACGGCGCGGGGGTGTGGGATTTGTTCGACGCTGTGCGACTGGCGTTGCTCTCGTACCGCCCCGCCGCCGGCGTGACGCCCCTGCGCCTGCAATCGGCGCGTCTCATGGATGCCGAGGCGGATACCTGGACGCTGATTACGCGCTGGCAGTGTGCTCTGCCGCTGGCGCCTGATCTGGAGTACGACGGCGGGCCGCTGCTGACCCGCGCAACCTTTGAGGAGGTTTGATATGCAATACCGCTACAGCGGGCCGCTGACGGCCCTGACCCTGCCGGACGGGCAGGAGGTGATTCTGACTCCGGGCGCCACCGTCGAGCTGCCCGAGGATAACCCGGCCATCGTGACCCTGGTGGCGCTGGGGCGGCTCAAGTCCGTGCCCGCCAAGCCCGCCGCCAAGAAAACCGCCCAGAAAGGAGACTGACCCATGCCCGCCAACTTCCTGCACGGCGTCGAGACGATTGAGATCGATAAGGGGCCGCGCCCCATCCGCACGGTAAAAAGCGCCGTGGTGGGGCTGATCGGCACCGCGCCCAGCGGCCCCGTCAATACGCCCACCATCGTGCTGAGCGAAAAGGATGCCGCCCAGTTCGGCTCGATCGCGGACGCCGCTTCGGCCAACCACAGCATCCCGCAGGCGCTGGACGCCATCTTCGACCATGGCGCGGGCACGGTGATCGTGGTCAATGTGTTCGACCCGGCGGTGCACACCGTCACCGGCGAGGCCGGCAAGACGCCGATCAGCGCCGCCGAGATCATCGGCACGGTGGCCGCCGACGGCAGCCGCACCGGCCTGAAGGCGCTGGAGGACACCTACAACCTGTTCGGCTTCAACGCCAAACTGCTGATCGCGCCGGGCTATGCCACCCTGGCCTCGGTGACCACCGAGTTGATCGCCATGGCCGACAAACTGCGGGCCATGGCGCTGATCGACGCCCCGGCGGGCATCACCGTGCAGCAGGCGGTGGAAGGGCGCGGGCCGTCGGGCAGCATCAACTTCAACACCAGCTCCGAGCGCGCGGTGCTGTGCTACCCGCACCTGAAGGTGTATGACCCGCTGACCGATACCGAGCGACTGGAGCCGATGAGTCCGCGCCTGGCGGGGCTGATCTGCGCCACCGATGTGGAGCGCGGCTACTGGTGGAGCCCCTCCAATCAGGAGTTCAAGGGCATCGTCGGCGCTGAGCGGCCCATCACCGCGCGGGTGAATGATCCGCAGTCCGAGGCCAACCTCCTGAACGAAAACGGCATCGTCACGGTGTTTAACAGCTTCGGCAGCGGCTACCGCGCCTGGGGCAACCGCAGCGCCGCCTGGCCGAGCGTCTCGCACCCGAAGAATTTTATCAACGTGCGCCGCACGGCGGACGTGCTGCATGAGTCGGTGGAGTACGCCATGCTCCAGTTCATCGACCGGCCCATCAACGATGCGCTGATCGACGACATCAAGGGCAGCGTCAACGCCTTCATCCGCACCCTGATCGGGCGCGGGGCGCTGATCGACGGCAGCTGCACCTACGACCCGGCGAAGAACCCGGCCACCGAGCTGGCCTCCGGGCACCTGACCTTCGACATCAGCTTCATGCCGCCGACGCCGGCGGAGCGGATCAGCTTCGAGTCCTTCATCGACATCAACCTGCTGTCCAGCCTGGGCGGCCAGTAAGGAGTGAGCCATGGCTAAAATCGAGATCCATCGCATCACCAACGCCAATATCTACCTGGACGGCCAGAGCCTGCTGGGTCGCGCCGAGAGCATCGACCTGCCGCAAGTCAAGGCCAAGATGGCTGAGCACAAGGCGCTGGGCATGGTGGGCACCATCGAAGCCTTCGCCGGCTTCGAGAAGCTGGAAGGCAAGATCAAGTGGTCAAGCTACTACGCCGATGTGCTGAAAAAGGTCGCCAACCCGTTCCAGGCGGTGCAGCTCCAGGTGCGCGGCTCCATGCCGGTCATCCTGGGCGGCTCGGTCTCGCGCGAGGCGCCGGTGGTGGCGCTGCTGTCGGTGGTGTTCAAGAGTCTGCCGGGCGGTGCCTTCCAGCAGCATGAGAACGTGGAGCTGGAGACGGAGTTTACCGCCTACTACATGAAGCTCACCGTCGATGGCCAGGACGTGGCCGAGATCGACGTGCCGGGGAACATCTACAAGGCGGGCGGCGTGGACCTGCTGGCCCAGTACACCGCCAATATCGGGGGCTGATGAATGGATATTGAGCTGAAACACCCGGTCAAGCTGGCCACCGGCCAGCAGATCGCCAAGATCACCCTGCGCCGCCCCAAGGTGCGCGACCTCAAGCAGGCACAGCGCGTCTCGGACAAGGCAGAGGAGCAGGAGCTCGCGCTGATCGCTCAGCTGGCGGGCCTGACGCCGGAGGATATCGAGGAGCTGGACCTCTCGGACTACAAGGCCATCGCCGAGTCCTTTCGCGGCATGTTGGATCAAGGCTGACGATCTTTGGGCGGCTTCGGCGCTCCTGGCGCGCTGGTTCCGATTTCAGCCCTCGGAGATTGACGGGCTGGAGGTGGAGGAGCTGCTGGGCTGGCTGAGGGAGGCCAAACGCCAGATCAAGGACGAACGCCCAGCATAAGGCCGCCGAGGATGCCCGCCACCGGGACGGTGATGGGCAAGGCCAGGAGCGCTCCGAGCAACGCAGCGCCCAGCGAAGCGCCGGTCACCAGCATCGCCAGTGCGGGCGTGAGATAGGCGGCCATCAGCAGCCAGAAAAGGGCGGAATCGGTATTCATGGGCGCAGTATAGACGAGATTTGGCATGGCAGGCAGCACCTTATCCCTTGGGCTTCTGATCACCGCTTCGGCGGGCGCGGCGCATGGCGCGCTGCAATCGCTGGGGCAGAATATCGAGCGCCTCAAGACCCGGACGCGCGAGGCGACCGAGGCGCATGCGCGGCTGGGCGATAAGGTGGCGCTGCTGGGGCGCAAAAACCGCCCCATCGATGGCCTGACGCAATCCTACGTCAAGCTGGGCAATACCATCGAGGCAGCGCAGCTCACCGCCGAGCGCTTTGCCGCCACCCAGGACAAGATCGCCAGCCACCGCGCCGCCATGGGCGAGCTGTGGGGGCAGGCCGCCGGCGTGGCCGGGCTGGCCGTGAGCCTGGGCGCGCCGATCAGGGCGGCGGTCTCCTTCGAGTCGGCCATGGCCGATGTGCGCAAGGTGGTGGACGGCAGCGACGAGCAGATCGCGGGGCTGGGCGACACCCTCAAGCGCATGGCGCGCGAAATCCCGCTGGCGCAGGAGGAGTTGGCCCAGCTTGCCGCCTCCGGCGGTCAGCTCGGCGTTGCGCTGGGTGATCTGCCCGACTTTGTTGCCACCACCGCCAGGATGGCGGTGGCCTTCGATATGGCCGCCGAGGAGGCGGGCGATGCCATGGCCAAGGTGGCCAACGTGTATCAGATTCCGATCGGCGAGATCGGACGGCTTGGCGACGCCATCAACCAGATCTCCAACGAAAGCCCGGCCAAGGCGCGCGAGATTGTGCAGGCGCTGTCGCGCGTGGGCGGCGTGGCGCGCAGCTTCGGGCTGTCGGCGGACGCCGCGGCGGCGCTCTCCGGTGCCTTTATCGCCATGGGTAAGCCGCCGGAGGTGGCGGCCACCGGCATCAACGCCATGCTCACCAAGCTGATGACCGCCGACAAGCAAGGTAAGGCGTTTCAGGACGGGCTGGCGGCGATCGGCCTGTCTGCCGAGGCGCTCAAGCAGGGCATCGAGCAGGACGCCCAGGGGGCGTTGCTGGGTTTCCTCAAGACCCTGGAGCAGCTCCCCAAAGAACAGCGCATGGGGGTGCTGGTTGATCTGTTCGGGCTGGAGTATGCCGATGATATCGCCGCGCTGTCCGGCTCGCTGGATGTCTATGTCGCCCAGCTCGATGCCACGCAGCGCGCCGAAGGCTCCATGGGTAAGGAGTTCGCCGCGCGCGCAGCCACCACGGCCAATAACTGGCAGCTGCTCAGGAATACCGTTTCGGAGCTGGGCATCGAGATCGGCTCGGTGCTGCTGCCGGCGCTCAATGAGCTGATCGGCAGCCTGCGCCCCATCATTGAAGGGCTGGCCGAATGGGCGCGGGCACATCCTGCACTGGCAGGCGGCATCATGAAGCTGGGCGCGGCCCTGCTGGCGTTCAAGGCCGGATCGCTGGCCGTGCGCGCCGCCTGGCATGGCCTGGCGTTGTCGCTGTTTGGCACGATTGGCCGTTTGCAGGCGTTGCGCAGCGCCTGGCTGGCCACCTCGCTGGCCATGCAGACCAAAAGCCTGGCGCCCATGCTGGGCAACGCCGTCCCGGCGGCGGCCGGGCTGGGGGCGCGGTTGCGCGAGATCGCCAACTCCGGCGCGCCGCTCAAGGCGATCGGCTGGCATCTGGGCAGCCTGGGCGCAGCGGCCAAAACCGCTGCGCTGGCGGTCGGCGGCGCGCTCAAGGGGGCGCTGATGACGGCTGGCCGCGCGGTGCTGTGGCTGGGGCGGGCGGTGATGCTCAATCCCATCGGCCTGGTGCTCTCGGCGGCTGCCCTGCTGGTTTATAAGTTCTGGGGGCCGATCTCCGGCTTTTTCAAAGGGTTATGGGCGGGCCTCAAAGCGGGGTTGTCCGGTATCGGCGAGGGCGTGCGCGCGGCCTTTGCCCCGTTGATGCCGCTGCTCAAGCCTATTATGCCGGCGCTGACCTGGCTGGGTGATAAGGTACGTGCCATTGCCGGGTGGTTTGGCGACCTCGCCAAGCCCATCGAAGATACCGGCGGCGCGGCGCAGGCTTTTGGTGCACGTGTCGGCCAGGCTATCGGCGAGGCGGTCAGGCTGTTCCTGTCGCTGCCGGGCAAGCTGATCGCTCTGCCCGGGCAGATGCTGAGCATGGGTGGTGAGCTGGTGTCGGGCCTGGTGGAGGGTGTGAAGGCCAGGCTGGGCGCGGCGCGCGAGGCGGTGGCCGGGCTGGGCGAGTCGATCAAATCCACCTTTAAGGGCTGGCTGGGGATTCGTTCGCCCAGCCGGGTATTCGCCGGGTTCGGGCAGATGGTGGGCGAAGGTGCCGCTCAGGGCATCAGTGGCATGGCCGGCCAGGTAGGCAAGGCGTCGGCGGCCCTGGCGCTGGCGGCTACCACGGCTTTTCAGCCTGCGCTGGCGCTGCCTGCGGTGGCCGACGCTACCCGCCCCATCCGGCAGGCGGTGGAACCGGTGGATCTGCCTGCTGTCGCCGACGCGACTCGCACCATCCGGCAGGTGATAGAACCGGTGGCGCTGCCTGCGGTGGCCGACGCGACTCGCACCATCCGGCAGGTGATAGAACCGGTGGCGCTGCCGGGGTTGGCGCAGCAGCGTATTGATAGCGCTGAGATGTCCGTATTGCGTGCGACGAAAACCGGCGCGAGCGACACAGCGCCGATGCAGATCACCTTTGCGCCGCAGATCACCGTGACCGGCGCGGCATCGCCAGACGCGGCGCGGGCGCAGGTCACGCAGGCGGTGCAGATGAGCTTTGCCGAGTTCGAGCGGCTGATGCGGCGCTATGAGCTTGAGCGGCGGAGGATTGCGCCATGAGCCTGTACGCGACCCTGGGCGAGACCGAGCTGGAGGTGATTACCTGGCTCGATGGCCTGTCGGTGCGCTATGGCGCTGACTACGCCGAGCAGGGCCTGATCGGCCGCAAGAGCCTGCTGCAATACACCGGCCACCGGCCCGATGAGGTGCGCATCGATGCGCGCCTGCACGCCTCCTGGTGTAACCCGGCGGATGAGGTGCGCCGGATCAAGGAGCGGATGGACAACCGCGAGCCGCTGGCCTTCGTGCTGGGCACCGGCGAGTATCGCGGCGTGTTTGTGATCACCGAAGCGGAGGTGACGGCGACGCAGACCGACGGCTATGGCGCGGCCATCGCCTTCGAGCTGAGTCTCACCCTGCGCGAGTACGTGGGCGACCCGGCCGAGCCGAATCCGCCGGGCGTGGTCACGGCGGGCTACCGCATCCCCATCGGCGCCACCGGCGCGGGCGCATTCGATCTGATTGCGGGCGCGCCCTTGTCCAGTCCCGGCGGGCTGGCGGCGGCCGTCTCCTCCGGCATCAGCGCCGTGGCGCAGGGCGTGCAGCTGGCTGCCGATGTTGCGAGCCTGGCACGCATCGCTGAATCCGCGCCCGCTTCCGCCGCGCTGGCGCTGCCGGGGCTGGCGGACCGCGTGGCCGGTTTCGGCGCGACGCTGCCCGCCGAGACGTTCAGTCAGATTGGCCAGATGGCGGGCGCGGTGAGTGGTGTCGCGGCTGACGCCATGATGGTGGCCGACGGGATGCTTGCCGCGCGGGCCCAGTGGTATCACGCAGGCGCGGCGCTCGGCGCGGGCTTATCGGCGCTGCCCGGCGCGCTCTCCGGTGTCTCGGCGGCCACCGCCGCCCTGGACGGCGCGCGCGGGGCGCTTTCGCGGCTGGCGGTCCATGCCGCTGCACGGCTGCCGGTGATGGAGGCATGAGCATGGCGCAAAGCATCCTTTACACCACACAGGACGGCGACCGCTGGGACCTGATCGCCTGGCGTTACTATCGCGACGTGTCGCAGACGGCGGCCTTGATCGAGGCCAACCCGCACGCGCCGCGCACCGGCACCCTGCCCGCCGGCCTGAAGATCGCCGTGCCGCTCATCGAGCGCGCGGCCAGCACGGAGGCATTGCCGCCATGGAAGCGCTGACCCCCGCCGTCAAGCTCGCCTACAACGGGCGCGACATCACCGCCGATCTGTCGCCCTACCTGATGCGTGTGGCCTACACCGACCGACTCACGGGCGAGGCGGACAGCCTGGATGTGGAGCTGGCCGAGACGGACGCCATCAAGAGCCGGTGGCTCGCCGACTGGTACCCCGACAAGGGCATGGAGCTGCGGCTATCCTACGGCTACGCCGGCCAGTCGCTGGCTGCTGCCGGGGCGTTCGAGGTGGACGAGATCGAGATCAGCAGTCCGCCGCTGGCTGTCCGCATCAGGGCGCTGGCCACGGGTATCTCCCGCGCGGTGCGCACCCGACAGGGCAAGGCGTACGAGAACACCACGCTCGCCGCTATCCTTGACGAGATCGCCAAGCGCATCGGCGCCCAGCGCAAAGGGGGGGTGGCGCATATCCCCATCGACCGCGTCACGCAATACCAGGAGACGGACTGGGCCTTCGCCGTGCGCCTGGCGCGCGAATTCGGCTATGCGCTCAAGCTCACCGACAACAATCAAACGCTAGCAGTCCTGAAGCTGGGTGAGGACGCCGCGCCGGTGCGCACGCTTGCGTCGGGCGACCTTAGCCGCTACAGCTACCGCGACCGCATCACCGAGGTGCCCGCGCGCACCGAGGTGCGCCACCATGACCCGGCCACTGGTGAGCTGGTGATCTACCGTGTCGAGAAAGGGGTGGCGGTGCCTGATGAGGCCGTCACTGCCGCCGATGCGCGCAAGCGCCAGGTGCGCGCCAAGATGCCGGAGCAGGCCAAGGCGATTGCCGAGGCCGAGCAGCTGCGGCATGAGATCGACAAAACGAGCCTGGAGGTGCAGCTGCCCGGCGACCCGCTGCTCGTGGCCGGCGCGACCGTGGATGTGACCGGCCTCTCGCGCCTCGACGGGCGCTACCTGATCATCGAGGCGAGCCATGAAATCAGCCGCGATGCGGGGTACATCACCGCCCTGAGCCTCAGACGCATCAAGGAGACATTCACATGATCGAGACCCAGCGCGAGGCGCTTGCCACCCTGAAATTCGGCATCGTGTCCGCATTGGAGGTGGCCAGCCACCGGGTGCGCGTGCGCCTGCCCGATCTGGATGATCTGGAAACTCACTGGCTGCCGGTGCTCACGCTGCGCAGCCATCGCGACCGCATCGAACATCTGCCTGACGTGGGCGAGCATGTGGCGGTGCTGCTCGACCCCCACGGCGAGGATGGCGTGGTGCTGGGAGCGATCTACTCCGCGCGCGACCCGGCGCCGG